GTTATTTTTCTTTTGACAACTGGGGTGAGGATTTAGTCTTTACCTTTTCTAAAGATGGCAAGATCTATAAATGGCAACCAAACTCAGGCGGCACAGCAGATACTATAGCAACACCAGTAACCAACGCACCCGTAGGTAACTTATCAACCTTAGTCACCAATGAACGACATTTAGTGGCTATAGGCTCGGCTAGTGACCCCAGAAAGGTTGCTTGGTCAAACAGAGAGGATCGTAACAACTGGACATCAAAGGCCACAAACACAGCAGGTGACTTACAAATACCAACAGGCGGTAGAGCCTTATTTGGTGTTAAGTATAGATCCGATGTTATCATTTTTAGTGATACTGGTATTAACAGAATGTTCTATGCAGGATCACCATTTGTTTATGGTATTGCCGATGCTGGTACTAACTGTAAATCTATCAGCTCCAGAACAGTTGTATCCACAGGTAACTTTCTAGCATGGATGGGCGAAAATGCTTTTTACATTTACGATGGCAGCGTTAAAGAGCTACCCTGTGAAGTGCATGATTATGTGTTTGATAACATCAATGTACCAGGCAGAGGTGCTTGTTGGGGCGGACATAACTCTAACTTTAATGAGATATGGTGGGGATTCCCAAGCGGTGACTCACAATACACTTCCAATAAATATGTTATATGGAATTACAACTCAAATGTTTGGTCTATAGGATCTATGGACAGAGGTGCTTGGGTTGACCAGGGTGCATTTACATATCCGATAGCTGGTGACAGTCTAGGATTTGTGTATGAGCATGAGTCAACAACCTTGTCTAACTCTCCAGATTTAGGCACTGCTGTTCCATTTGCGACCTCTGGGCCTATCCAAATTGGTAATGGCGATAACTATGTCCAATGCAATCAAATACTACCAGACGAAGAAGCTAACACGCTTCCAGGTGTCACCCTTAGTTTCAAAGGTAAATTCACTCCACTAGGCCCTACAACGGACTTTGGATCATTTACTTTTGAAAGTGATGGCTACACAGACGCGAGGTTTACAGCAAGACAAGTACAAATGACTGTAACAGGTAGCACAGACCAAGACTTCCAAGTGGGTAATATCCGCCTGGATGTTAAGAACAGAGGTAAAAGATAATGCATTTAGCATCAAAAGATCAGTACCTACAAAGAGCTGTTAATGCCAAGGTTAATGTAAGTACAACCAATCTTACAACTGTTTATACAGCACCCACAGGCGGTGATTTTGATTTTGCGGTGATTGAGTCTATTTTGGTTTGCGATCATGGTAATCAACAAACAAATGTTGATTTAACCATTGTTGATACCAGTGCTGCTTCTTTTTCAATTTTTAAACAACACAACATAACAGCACACGCAACCGATGAGATGTTAGCAAAAGATTTAATTCTAACCGCAGGTGAAATACTTAAAATACAGGTATCACACGCAAACATTCATGTAACCGCAAGTATTGTAGAGTATGGAAAAGGCGATTAATAAAGTTACCCCGATAAAGAAAGAACCAGAAGACTGGGAAATTCAATGGGATAAGTGCAAACCATATATAGCAAAAGCTATCAAACATCAAGATTCCTATACAATAGACGATATAGAAGATAAAATAAGGCATGGAATATTCCATTTATGGCCAGCCGAGAAGGCAGCTATGATAACTGAATTTGTGGTATTCCCCCAGAACACAGCGATGAACTTGCTGTTTTGTGGCGGTAACTACAAGGAGTTAGAGAATATGTTGCCATCTTTAGAAGCATTTGCTAAAGCCGCTGGATGTAAAAGACTATATGGCGGTGGCAGAAAAGGATGGTTAAAAAAAATAAGCCACTTAGGCTTTAAATCAGAAAATTTAATAAGTAAAGAATTATGAGTAAAGGCAAATCAACACAATCAGTCAGTCTTCCAGCGTACCAAGAAGCACAAGCAAAAGAATTATTTCAAGCTGGTAAATCACTGGCTGGCACACCTTTTGTTCCCTACACAGGCCCTAGAGTTGCTGGATTCAACCCCGATCAATTACAGCAGTTTCAAGCCACTCGTGGTTTATTTGAAACTGGTATGCAGTATGACCCACTCACAGGTCTACAAGGACTAGCACAACAAGAAGCTCCGCAAATAGGTCAAGTTGGCTCATTGCTTGGTGCTGATATTGGTGCATATCAATCACCTTATCAACAGCAAGTGATCGATCAATCTATGGCTGACATTCAACGACAAGCTGATTTAGCAAGAGGGCAATCACAATCCAGAGCAATTGGTGCTGGTGCATTTGGTGGATCTCGTTCTGCTTTACTAGAAGGAGAATCACAAAGACCTTACATAGAACAAATGGCAAGAACATCTGCTGGGTTAAGAGAGTCTGGATTCCAACAAGCTCAAAGAGCAGCCGAGTCAGACATCGCAAGACAACAGCAAATGGCAATGTTTGCCCCAGAATTAGAGCTACGCGCAAGACAACAACAAGCAGGATTGCTTGGGGGCGTGGGCATGGAGCAACAAGCAAGACTTGGACAACTGGGTCAGATTGGTCAGCAACAACAACAACTACAGCAAATGGGTTTACAAGCACCTTACGAAGAGTTCCAAAGAGCTTTGGCTTATGGGCCTCAACAGTTTGGTTTATTGGCTGCGGGTCAAGGAGTATCAACTCCAACGACTACCACACAGCAAAAAACTGGTTTAGGCGATGTATTAGGAACTGCTGCTCAATTAGCAGGATCATATTTTATTGGTCAATCAGATGAAAGATTAAAAGAAAACATTAAACCTATTGGCAAGTCTGAAAACGGACATAATTTATATACCTGGGATTGGAACGACAAAGCAAAAGAGCTAGGAGTTAATGATCCAACCACAGGAGTAATAGCTCAAGAAGTGAAAAAGTATATGCCTGAAGCAGTCATTACAGACGAGAACGGCTACTACATGGTTAATTACGGAGTTTTATAATGGCATTTTCAATGCAAGATTTAATGGCAAGATTGCCGGGTTCACAATCTGGTCAACCTATGGTTGCACCTGGTTTCAATCCACAAATCAATAAGCCACAACTAGCTACCGATGTTCAAGTTAATAAAGATATTATTAAGGCAGATAAAAACCAACAGTTAGGTTTAATGCTTCATGCACTTGGTGGTGCTTTGCGTGGCGATAAAAACTTTGTGCAAAACACCATGGCCATTCAAACCATGCAAGAAGGCAAAAAGAAACAAGAAGAAAGAAGAAAAAACTATCAAGAGTTTCTTGGAACATTAGATCCCAAGTCTCCATTTTATGATTTATCTAAAGCTATGGGTGCTGATAAATTGGATCAGTTATTGTTAAAAAGATATGAAATGGAACAAAAACAATTGCAGCCATCATCTTCAACTGCTGGAAGAAAAGATGCTGAATATTTTGCAACTTTAAACTCTGAACAACAAAGACAATTTTTAATAGCTTCAGGAAGAATGTCTCCAGAACTTGCAGTAGAATTTAGAGAGGCAAAAGCACCTGGTGGAGTAGATCTTACCCCAGGTCAAAAAAAATTAGATACACAATTTGCTGCTACAGCAGAATCATGGTTAACAAAAGATTCAGCTCAAGTAGATGCAAACATAATGAACTTAGAAGAAAAACTTTCAATTATTGAGCGCGGTGAAGCAGATGTCTCTGGAAAACTTATTGGTATTACGCCTGAAATTTTACAGCCATTTGTAGGGCAAACTCAAGCAAAAGCATTTTTAGGTGATGTAAGAGATATTGTTTTTCAATCATTGAGAGAAAAATTAGGCGCACAATTTACTGAGAAAGAAGGTGATAGATTGGTTGCAGCAGCTTATGACCCAAGTTTACCAGAAGAGATTAATGCTAAAAGGTTAAGAAGATTATTAGCAGTTGTTAAAACCATGAAGGCCTCTAAAGATGGCATGATGGATGTTTATCGACAAACAGGCACTTTAAAAGATTATGAGCCACCTAAAGCAACATTTAGTAATATTTATGATGCTTTGGTTGAAGAAGAGTTTACATCTAAAACAAACGAAGAATTGGAAATTTTGTATGCAAATACTAAAGATTTAGACAAAAAAGCTGCAATAGTTAGATATGCAGAAAAACTTGCAGAACAAAAAGGTATGTAATTATGTCTTTATTAGACAATCTTAAAAAAATAGACAAAGAAATAGAAGAAATCTCTATCACAGCTCCTAAAGTTGAACCAGGAACACTTAAACAAGCTCTATATAACCTACCATCTAGCACTTTGCAATTAGGCAAAGATATAATTCAACCTATCATTGCACCTGTAGAATTTTTTAAATCTACTTATAGCCTTGGCAAAGGAGTAATTGAACTAGCAATACCGGGCGAACAGCCCGATGAAAAAACAGCAAGAGCTGTGGGCGAATATCTAGCTAATAGATATGGTGGTATGAGCAATATCAGAGATACATTTGCAGAAGATCCTGCTGGGATATTGGCTGATGCTGCAATGCTTTTAAGAGGCGGTGGTGCGTTAGCAACTAAAGTTCCGAGATTTGCGGATGCAGGACAAGTAATTTCTCAGATTGGTAAAAAAATAGACCCAGTAGAGTATCTTTATCAAGGCGGTAAACTTGGCGGGCAAGTCATTGGGAAAGGAGCAACTGAGTTAGCTGGATTAACCACTGGCGTGGGCGGTGAGGCAATAAAACAAGCTGTTCAAGCTGGTAAAGCAGGTGGAGATACACAAAGACTTTTAACTGGTGAAATGCGTGGAACATCTGATGGCGCAGATGTTGTTTCACAGGCCACAGGAAAACTTAAAGAAAGAGCATTAGAGCGAGGCAAGGAATATACAACGACTAAAGCAGGTTTAAGATTAGAAGATCTACCTGTTGATATTAGCAAGGTAAGGAAATCATTTAATGAGTTTTCAGATTCTAAAAAATTTGAAGGTATGTCTGAGCTGTCAGCTAAAGCGCAAAAAAAATTAGCCAACATATCAAAGATTATTGATGAATTTGAAGCTAACCCAAAATTACACAATGCTAAAGGCTTGGATATGCTTAAAAGAAGAGTGGATGCTGAATACCCATCAGGTTTAAATGTTGGTGATTCTGGTTTAGTGGTTTCTCAAATAAGAAATAAAATTAAACAACAGATTCTTACAGAAGCCCCGGAATATGGAAAAGTAATGAAGGCTTATGAACAAGCAATTGCTTTAGAAAAGACAATTATGAAAGAACTTAGTCTTGGTAATAAGACTGCCGCAGGAACAGCATTAAGAAAATTACAATCATCAATGCGTAATAATGTTAATACAAATTACGGGAACAGATTAGATATGTTAAAAAACCTTGATCCTGATTTATTGCCACAATTAGCAGGACAGGCTTTAAGCAGTATAACGCCAAGAGGTTTGCAAGCAGCTACTGCTGGAACAATTGCTGCGGTTTCTCCTTTTACTAATATTGGTGCTTTAGCTGCTTTGCCATTTACATCACCTAGACTAATGGGTGAGGCTGCTTTAAAAGCTGGTCAAGCTCAAAGGATTTTAGGCAAAGTTCCAACTGGAGATATCCTTAGAACTGCAAGACCAATATCAAGTGCAACAAGAGATATTGAAGCTCAACCATCACAAGAAGAGCTAGACAGAATGAGATATTTGAATAGTTTATTACAATAACCCATGCCCCAAGCATCCGAACGAGTTGGTCGTTTTGGTGAATACCTCACAGCAGCAATCTTGTCTCAAGTCTCTGATACAGTAAGCATCGTTCCACACAATGCATCAGCAGACATCATCTTTGAACATAATCTAAAGCTCTATAAGAGCCAGGTTAAAACTCAATCCAAAATAGAAAAGGCTAGAGGCAATTGGCGATTTGATATGCGTAAGGGCCA